AGAGTTCCGTGCTGCTCGTACCATCGGGGACGCCCGTCCAACTAGCGGAGCCTGTGACTGCAAAGGTGTTTGTAGTTCAGAAGGACGGAACAAAGATCAAGTCGGCTAATCGTGTAGAAATTCCCGCCGGATGGTGGGCTGCTGATGTGCCTGAAGAACCCGGCATTGCGCCGGAGAGCGTACCCTGATGACAAGTCTGAGTGGTGCGTCTAACCGGAACCCTATAGAGGAATCTATGGGGTTCTTTTCATTTGTGCATAATTTTAGATGGATTATGCATAAAATGCTATGACTGCTTTTAGCCCCTTGCGAGGGAGAACTCTAAGCGTGTTACAGCAAACTCCTCTTCTATCTAATCATTCACTAATTTAGGAAAACAAACAACTATGGGACAATATACCGACCCGTCACGCCTTGGTCTAGTTAACGCCTCAGGCTCTGATACCGAAGCACTCTTTCTGAAGATCTTCAGCGGCGAAATTGTTACGACTTTTGAAAAGTCTAACATCATGATGCCTCTTCATCGTGTTCGCACGATTCAGACAGGTAAGTCCGCAATCTTCCCTGTAACCGGAACTGCAAACGCAGGTTACCACACCCCCGGCGAATCTGTTCTTTCGCAGAGTACAGCAGGTACTGCCTATGGTACAGCCACTTCCGGCGGTGCTGTAGGTACTTTGACTGTGCCTGTGGAAACTGTGGCTCAGACTTCCAAGTATCTCAACAAGTTCAAGCACAACGAGCGCACCGTCTTCATTGACGATATTCTCGTGTCTTCAACCTTCGTTGCAGATATCGATGAGATGAAGAACCACTACGATGTTCGCTCAATCTACTCGACTGAAATCGGTCGATCATTGGCTTACACCGCAGATAAGAACTTGATCCGCACCGTCATCGGTGGCGCTCGTGTAACTACAGATCGCTTTGGTGTTGCTTCAGGTACTGATACTACTTATCTTGGTGCTATTTCCAACATCGGACACGCGGGTGGCTCCAACGGAATGCATTCGGCATCTATTCTTGCGGGTTTTGCAAATGTTGCTCGAAAGATGGATGAGCGTAACGTGCCAAACGATGAGCGGTTTGCAGTAGTTACCCCTGAAGTTTACTATCTGTTGCTCGGTGGTAACAGCGATGCAATTAACCGGGACTTCTCCCCGGACAACGGTTCGATTGCAACGGGACAGATTGCTTCGGCATACGGCATCCGTATTATGAAGAGCAATCACATTCCACAGACCAACGAAACTAGTGGTAGTGGTACTGTGGATCCACTTGCGGGTGCAGCGGGTGTACGCAATAACCCAAACGGTGGTTCCCTTAAGTACTCCGGTCTTAACTACAACACCTCGGCGGCAAAGACGCAGGGAATCATCTTCCACCGTGAAGCCATTGCAACGGTGAAGTTGCTTGATCTGTCTCTTGAGACTGACTACATCATGGAGCGTATGGGTACGCTGATGTTGGCTAAGTACGCAATGGGTCACAACATTCTTCGTGAAGAGTGCTGCTATGAACTCCAAAGCGCGTCCAACGGTACTGCTGCCTAATTGAGTTACTAGTTTTTAAGAGAGGGTGGTTCCCTAAGTTGGGTTCCACCCTCTCTTTTCTTTGTCTATCTTTCTAGGATCCTAGAATGGCTCTAACAAAAACAAATAAACTACAGGCAATCAACACGATGCTTTCGGCGATTGGAGAGCCACCTGTTAACTCGTTGGCAGCCCAACGTGCAGACTCGCTGATTGCTTTGACCATCCTAGATGAGACCACCCGCGACATTCAGTCTTACGGATGGCAGTTCAACACCGATGAGAATGTGGTGATGACCCCTGAGACAACTACCGGGTTCCTCTACATTTCCGACAGTATCGTCCGCGTGGACATTGCCTACACAGATGACACCGTTGCCCTTGAGGTTGTTATCCGTGGCAATCGCCTGTACAATCGGTTGACCTCGTCCTTCGTCTTTACAGAGGCGCTAACGACTACACAGGTAACCCTGCTAGACTTCGATGAAATGCCTGAGATCGCCAAGCGATATATTACCATTCGTGCCGCTCGTACCTTTCAAGATCGTGTAGTAGGCTCGTCCACACTCCACGCATTTGAAATGCAAGATGAAATTACCGCCCTTGCACGATTGACTGAATACGAGAATGAGGTTGGTGACTACAACATCTTCCAAAGCGAAAGTGTTATTCGTCCATTCCTTCGCCAAGGCTCTTACAGGATCTACTAATAATGCCGCTTATTACAACTAGCATTCCAAATCTTGTCGGTGGTGTCAGCCAACAGCCTCCCGCTATTCGCGCTAGTAACGAAGCCGAAGTTATTGAGAATGCAGTTCCATCGGCAGTAGAAGGTTTGCTAAAGAGGGCTCCTTCGGAACACCTTGCATTTATTACTGATGCGTCCGGAGCCGGACTTGTGGCTAATACGGTAGAAACTCCTTTTGTTCATCTGATTGAACGCGATGAGACAGAGCGGTATGTTCTTGTAGTGTTGAAAGACGGTACTCCTGCTATCTATAACCTTGCAGGGGTACGGCAAACCTTGACGCTTGCTCCCGGCGCTAGTTTAGGAACTGCCTTTCACTATCAGCGCAAAGCGGTTACGATTGGTGACTTAACTTTTCTGCTCAACACTACGCAGACAGCATTAGCAGACACAACGCTATCCCCACAGACTCCCGCACTTCCGCTTAGAAACGGACTTATTTGGATTAAACAATCCAACTACGACCGCCAATTTACTGTAGATATATTTCCCGTAGATGGATCGCTTCCGCAGACAAGATTTCAGTTTAGAACTCCAAGTTCCGGAGACAACGGTACAAGTTATGTAGCAAGTGTTCTGTTTAAAGGGGCGCTTCCTCCCGCAACTATTATTGCAACAGGCATCGTCGGAACCATTGTCAATGATGTTTTAACTGTTAGTGCTGTGGGAACGGCTAACCTACAACTTGGACTTGAAATCTTTTCAAGTGCTACTAACACAAGCACCACAGGCGTTAATGGCGTAACTACATCACTATTGGCACAGCAAATTGTAGGTTTTGGTACTAACGGTGCGGTACCTAGTAATGGCGGGGTAGGTACCTATAAACTAAGAAACAACACCGGGACAAGCACAAAGAGTTTTACTACGGGGGCAGGAACTGCAATTGAAGCCCGAACGCCTGTCTCCGGAGGTATTTATGAAGGAACACCTATTGGCGTAAACACCTCAGGAGGCATCGACTCAAGTGGAGGTTACTTTAGCGGAAGCGCCCTCTTCAACAACGTCATTCATGTTGTAGGTAGTGTTGATTTTAAAATGGGTGTAGGAGATTCAATCGGCGGCGCCGGAATTGTTCGTTTTAGAGCCAAAGCCGAGCGGTTTGAAGACCTTCCTCCGGAAGCCCCGCACGACTATATGTTGAAGATTGAAGGTGTTCCTGAAGACGAGACTGATGATTATTGGGTAAAGTTTGTAGCCGAGAATGGTACCTTTGGTACCGGAGTATGGGAAGAAGCCCCTGCTCCCGGTCTTAAGTACCTTTGGCAATACGATACTATGCCTTTGATTTTGATTAGACAGGCTGACAACACTTTCCTTCTAAAGCAAGCAGATGGTGTTACAGGAACTCCGGGTTCAGGTGGGGTTGCTGCCGGAGCCGACTATTCAGCCTTCAAGTGGGAACAACGCTATATCGGTGACGATAAGACTTGCCCCTTCCCTTCGTTTACGGGAAGCAAGATTCAAGACATGGTGTTCTTCCAAAACCGTCTTGGTTTCCTATCAGGGGAAAACCTTGTCTTCAGTCGTGTAGGTGAGTTCTTTAACTTCTTTAAAGAATCAGCAACGATTACGACAGATGCAGATCCAATCGATATTGCCTCTAGTAGTCCGCGTGTTGGTAAGGTAATGGCGGCGGTTCCGTTCAACACAGATCTGATTATCTTTACGCCCACAAGTCAACTTGCCCTACGAGCCGACAGCGTCTTTACTCCAAGTACAGTCAGTCTTGTTCCTGTAGGTGAGTTTGAGAACTTATCCTCAACAATTAAGCCTGTACCAACAGCCAACTCTATTTTCTTTCTGTACAGCAATGGTGGCTTTGTGGGTATGCGCGAACTGATCCCGCAACCTGCCCTTAGTGGCGCCTACCTTGCCGATGAACTAACTAGCCGGGTACCTCAATACATTCAAGGTCCTGTTACCTGCCTTGCTGCTGCTTCCCATGACACCTTTAATGTTGTTGTGGCTAACGGCGATCTGTACGGCTATCGTTACTTTTTGACGAATAGACAGAA